AAATATTATCACTTTATTTTAATTGCCAAAGATAAAATTGGTTATATGGCATTAAAAGAATTAAGTTCAATAGCTTGGTATAATTTATATGTTGATAGAAAAATGGAAAGAGTTCCAGTTTTAAAAAAAGAATTATCAACTATTGTTAATAAATATAAAGGACATTTAATAGCTACAACAGCTTGTCTTGGTGGAGAATTATCATCAAATTTATTACAATTTTGTTTAGCTGAAGAAGTTCAAGACATGGAAACAATGAAAGTATATTATTCAAAAATAATTGATTTTATTAATTATTGTCTTGAATTATTTGGTGATGATTTCTATTTAGAATGCGCCCCAGCAACTACAAAAGACCAAGTATTGGTTAATAAAAAATTATACTCTATTTCTCAATCTTTTGGAATTAAATTAGTCGCAGGAACTGATGCTCATTATTATACAAGTCAAGATAGATGGGTTCATAAAGCTTATTTAAATTCTAAAGGTGGAGAACGAGAAGTTGATTCATTTTATGAATTTGCTCGTTTAATGGATTATAATGAAGCTAAAGAATTATTAACATATGCTTATCAAGATGATGATATTTCAGAATGGATTTTAAATAATACAAATGAAATAAAAAATAAAATTGAATTTTATTCAATTGAAAGAAAACAAATTATTCCAAAAGTAAAAGTAAAAGATTATCCTAAAACTTTATCTTATTTTGGTATTAATAATTCATTAAAAGATGAATTAGATACTAATTGGCCGATTATTAAATCACTTTTAATATCTGATGAATCTCAAGAAAGATATTGGATTAATGAATGTCTACAAGAATTAATAAATAAAAATTTATTTAATGAAGAATATATTAATCGTATTGAAATTGAGGCAGATGTAATTAAGTTTATTGGAGAAAAACTTGATGATTGTCTTTTCGCTTATTTCAATACTTTTAAACATTATATTGATTTGTTTTGGGAATGCGGTTCAATTGTTGGACCTGGACGAGGTTCTGCGACCGGTTTTCTTTCAAATTATTTGCTTGGTATTACTCAACTTGACCCAATTCGTTGGGGTCTCCCTTATTGGAGATTTTTAAATAAAGAGAGAGCCGAACTGCCTAGTCTAATATTGATATTGGGCAGTTGTAAAAAAAGAACATTAACCATTGCTTAATGGGTGTCTGCGGCGGCCCGGTCATCCGACCGGCGAGACGAGTAACCGCAGGCTAACGGTATCAGCGAAATAAGATTTATGTTATATAAATGCGAATCAACTGACTAAGAGACCCTATGACCTAAAAAAGGTTAGATTGGGAATACCGTGCTAAAAATCTTGGACAAAGTCAGGTCATTGTCTAATTCTAAAAGTTAAATATATATGAAAGGGGGTTGTTTAAATGAAACAACATTATATTTATTTAACTACTAATAATATAAATGGTATGAAATATATCGGAAAACATTATGGAGAATTAGATGATTCATATTTAGGCAGCGGAAAAGAATTGAAAAAAGAAATTGCCAAATATGGAAAAGACTGTTTTACAAAGTCCATTTTATTTGTTTCTAAAAATGATTTAGAAAATAGTGAAAAAGAAAAACAATTTATTGCCTTATATAATGCCACATCAAATCCATTGTTTTATAATATTCATGAGGGCGGTTGTGGAGGAAACACTACCGCAGGATATACACCAGAAGAAAAAGAAGTTTTGTGCCGAAAATTAAGTGAAGTAAATCGTGGTAAGAATAATGGAATGTATGGAAAATACCATAGTGAAAAAACTAAAGCATTTTTATCTTATTGGGCAGAATTTGAAAGAGACAACTCTCCTTATAGAACTGAAGAGTTTAAACAAAAAATGAGTGAAAAAACAAAAGGTTCTAATAATGGAATGTATGGTAAAAAACATACAGAAGAGTCTAAGTAGAAAATGTCTGTAAATAGTAAAGGTAAAACCGCTGGCGAAAAAAATGGTATGTATGGTAAAAGTGGTAATCAAGCATTAAATGGAAAACGAATTGAAATGTATGATGAAAATTACAATTTAATTCAAATATTTAATGCTAAAACCGCAGTCTTACAATTCTTAGGAATGAAAGGACACACTCAATTAGATAAAGCGATTAAAAATGGAACTTTATATAAAGGCTATTATTGGAAACAAATAGAAAAATAAGATTAAATGTGTAGAGACTATTTATGTAAGGCGGAGATAAGCACCGTCTGAAAGATGTTCTAGTAATGACTGAAGTAAAATGCTCTTAGTAAGTCATTATGAAAAATATAGTCCAATAAACGGATATTGATATAGACCTGGCTCCAAGTAAAAGACCAGCGATTTTTGAAGCAATTCGTAAAGAACGTGGAGAATTTGGTTTGGTTCAGGTAGCAACTTTTGGAACTGAAGGAACTAAATCAGCTGTTCTTACAGCTTGTCGTGGTTATAGAAGTGAAGAATATCCAGAAGGAATAGATGTAGATGTAGCGCAATATATGTCATCATTAATTCCTCAAGAACGTGGATTTTTATGGTCTATTTCAGAAGTATTATATGGTGATGAAGAAAAAGATAGAAAACCAGTTACAACTTTTATAAAAGAAGTTAATCAATATCCTGGATTGGTTGATATTATCATTTCAATAGAGGGATTAGTAAATAAACGTGGCATTCATGCTTCTGGTGTAATTCTTTATGATAAAAATCCATTTGATACAGCATCTTTTATGAGAGCACCAAATGGAGATTTAATTACTTGTTTTGACTTACATGCGGCGGAAGCAGCAGGTGATACTAAATATGATTTTCTTGTAACTGAAGTTTCTGATAAAATTATTAAATGTTTTGAAATGTTACATGAGGATAATTTAATTGAAAATATTGGTTTAAGAGAAACTTATAATAAATATATTCATCCAGAAATAATTGACACATCTGAAAATTATATTTGGAATCATTTAGCCGCAGGTGATATATTGGATGTATTTCAGTTTAGTGGTGGTGTTGGATTAGCAATTGCGAAAAAACTTAAACCACAAAATCCTTTAGAGATGACTGCCGCAAATGCTATGATGAGACTTATGTCTGAAAAAGGTAAAGAAAGTCAGCAAGATAGATATGCTCGCATTCAAAAATCAGGAATTAATATTTTTGATAAAGAAATGAAATTTAATCATTTGCCTGAAAAAATGATTGAGTTAATGCATAAACATTGTGATAAATATTATGGTTGCTGTCCTATCCAAGAGCAAATGATGGAAATTTTGATGGAGGTTGCTAATTTTACTTTAGGTGAAGCAAACGCTGCTCGTAAAATAGTAGCAAAAAAACAGATGTCAAAAATTCCGGAATTAAAAGCGCAAGTGTATGAAAAAATTGGAAATTCTAATATAGCAGATTATGTCTGGGAAGTTGCGGTCGCTCCACAACTTGGATATGCTTTTAGTTTAAATCATTCATTACCTTATTCATTTGTTGGTATTCAAACAATTTTATTGGCAACTAAATTTAATCCTATCTATTGGAATACAGCTTGTTTAATTGTTAATAGTGGCGCAACTGATGAAGAAGCTGGCGCAAGTACTGATTATGGTAAAATTGCGAAAGCTATTGGTGATATTCAAGCTGCTGGTATTAAAGTTAGTTTAGCAAATATTAATAAATCTAAATATGGCTTTGCGCCAGATGCTGAGAACAATAGAATTCTTTTTGGTTTAAAAGGATTATTAAATGTTGGTGATGATGTCGTAGCATCTATCATTGAACATAGACCTTATGTATCTCCGCGAGATTTTTTGAATAAAGTAAATCCAGGCAAGCAAGCTATGATTTCATTGATTAAGGGTGGAGCTTTTGATGATATGATGGAACGTAAAACTTGTATGGCTTGGTATATTTGGGAAACTTGCGATAGAAAAAAAAGAATTACTCTACAAAATATGGGTGGATTAATTAAATATAATCTACTTCCATCTGAAACTGAAGAACAAATTTTAGCAAGAAGAGTATATGAATTTAATCGTTATTTAAAAGCAATTTGTAAATTTAATAATGAATTATATAAATTAGATGAAAGAGCTATTAATTTTCTTATTGAAGTACATTGTGATAATTTGATTATAACAAAAGATACAATTTTCTTTATGAATATTAAGCAATGGGAAAAAATTTATCAAAATTGGATGGATATTTTTAGAACATGGATTAATGAAAATAAAGATGAAATCTTAGTAAAAATAAATGATGCTGTTTTTCTTGAAGATTGGGAGAAATATGCTTCAGGTACAATTTCTGCTTGGGAGATGGAAGTTTTATGTTTTTATTATCACGAACATGAATTAATTGATGTAAATCATAATAAATATGGATTTGTTGATTTCTTTGCTTTGCCAGAAGAACCAATAGTAGACCAAGTGTTTGCTCGTGGAGGAAAAGAAATTCATATGTTTAAACTTCATAAAATTTGCGGAACCTGTATAGCAAAAAATAAGGTTAAAAGCACAGTAACGTTATTAACAACTCATGGAGTTGTAGAAGTTAAATTTAGAAAAGAATATTTTTCTTTATTTGATAAACAAATTTCTATCAAAAATCCTGATGGAACTAAAAAGATTGTAGAAAAATCTTGGTTTAATCGTGGTAATATGATTGCGGTTATGGGTATTCGTTCTGGAGATAATTTTATTGTTAAAAAATACAATAGTACGCCAGGTCATCAGTTGTATAAAATTGAAGAAATTGTAAATAAAACTGATTTAAAATTAACTTCGGAACGTTATCAAGGAGGAATTGAAGAAGATGAAAATTAAAAGACGATATGTAAAAGCTATCTATATAGATAGCTTTTATTGTGAAGATTGTAATGAAGAAATAAAAAGTACTGGTAAAGTTTTATGTACTTATCCTGAACAGTATGTTTATTTTTGTCCTACCTGTAAAAGGAAATATACTTTTTATCGTAATGAATTACCTAATCAATTAAAATATGAATATGAAGATGAGGCTATTGACATAAATGAAGAAGTATAAAATAATTGCTTTAATTGGGCAATCTGGTTCTGGTAAAGATACATTATTAAGAATGATTTTAGAAAATACTAATGATGTTCATTCTATTATTAGTTATACTACACGTCCTCGTAGAGATAATGAAATTGAAGGTATTAATTACTATTTTATAACACCAGAGCAATTTGCGCAAAAAGCTATTAATAATGAATTAGTAGAAATGGCAACTTTTAATGATTGGTTTTATGGAACTGATTATGAATGTTTACGTTCAGATGTTATAAATATAGGAGTATTTGACCCATCTCGTGTTGAATTTTTACTATCAGACCCTCAAATTGATGTAACTATTTTTTATATAAAAGCTTCTGATAAACAAAGACTTTTAAGACAATTAAATAGAGAAGATGAACCAAATGTTGATGAAATTGTTAGACGTTATGGAACTGATAAAAAAGATTTTTCAGATTTACCTTTTGAATATATTGAATTACAAAATGATAATACATTAGACTTAATGAAGAACGTAAAGACAATTTTAAGCATCATTGGGCAGAAGTAATTAACCATAAAAAAACAACTATTAAATATAATAGGGTCGCCCCAAATTAATATTTTCGGAGGATTTATTAATGGTACAAATTTATAAAAGAGATGGAACACTTGTTCCTTTTAATAAAGGTAAAATTATTACCGCAATAAATAAAGCTTTTCTTGAAGTTGATGGAAAACTTTATGAAACAGATACAGCTGCTGATATAGCGGAAGCTATTTATAAAGATGCTGTACATAATTCAGATAAACCATTTACTGTTGAAAAAGTTCAAGATAAAGTTGAAGAATATTTAATGCGTTCTGAACGCAGTGATGTAGCAAGAGAATATATTCGTTATAGATATAAAAAAGAAGTTGCTAGACATTATGAAAATGATTTTATTGACGCAGTTAAAGAAAAATTAAATGCTACAAATATCCAAAACCAAAATGCTAATGTAGATGAAGCATCTTTTGGAGGCCGCACAGGTGAAGCTGGAGATGTGGTCACGAAACAATTAGCATTAGATTTTATTGTATCACCAAAAGCAAGAGAAAATCATTTAAATAATCGTATTTATATTCATGACTTAAATAGTTATTATGTTGGTTCACATAATTGCTTATCTATTCCTTTTGATGATTTGCTTGCTAAAGGATTTAATACCAGACAAACAGATGTGCGTCCCGCAGGTTCTGTAAATACAGCATTTCAGCTTGTAGCGGTTATTTTCCAATTACAAAGTTTACAACAATTTGGTGGTGTTTCTGCGACACATATTGACTGGACCATGGTGCCTTATATACGCAAATCATTTTTTAAACATTATGTATTAGAATATGTAAAACATACTGACGAATTTTTAGCTCTGTCTCTTTTGGATATGCCAAATGAAGAATTAGATAATTGGGTTGAAAATCATAAAGAAAAATATTTAAAAGAATTTAATCTTAAATATGAAGATTTCACTTTTAGTAATATTGTTAATCTTGATAAATATTTAAGTCAAGCAGCTCTATTTGAAACAAAAAAAGAAACACATCAAGCCGTAGAAGGAATGTATCATAATCTTAATACACTTCAATCTCGTTCAGGCAATCAGTTGCCATTTACTTCTATTAATTATGGTACTTGTACTTTACCAGAAGGTAGAATGGTGACTAAAGCTTTGCTTGAAGTATCCATTGAAGGTATTGGAGCTTTACATAAAACATCTATTTTCCCTTGTGGAATCTTTCAATGTATGAAAGGTGTAAATCGTAAACCTGGAGACCCCAATTATGATTTATTCCAATTGGCTTTAAAATCAACCGCTCAAAGACTATATCCCAATTACGCAAATGTTGATTGGTCTGGTAATGCTGGATATGATATTAATGACCCAAGAACTTATTTCTCAACGATGGGATGCCGCACAGCAAATGGTTGGGATATTAATGGTTTTGGTCAACTCAAAGATGGTAGAGGTAATATTTGTCCTGTAACAATTATTCTTCCTACATTAGCCATGGAAGCAAAAGAAGAGTGGGAAAATCAATTTACAGATAAATATAAATATACTACTGAACTTGTAGATATTTTTATGGAAATTCTTGATAAAGCAATATATGATGCTAAAGATATGCTTATTGAAAGATTTGAATGGATTTGTAGTCAATCTCCTGATTCTGCTAAGTTTATGTATGAAAATGGACTTATGGCAGGATATATTCCAGAAGAAGGAATACGTTCCGCTCTTAAGCATGGTACCCTTGCTCTTGGACAATTAGGTCTTGCTGAAACGCTTCAAATTCTTATTGGAAAAAATCATACTACTCCAGAAGGAATGGAATTAGCAAAACGAATTGAAGAATTGTTTAAAACTCGTTGTGCTCAATTTAAAAATGAATATAAATTAAATTTTGGTGTTTATTATTCACCTGCGGAAAACCTATGTCATACTGCTTTAAAGAAATTTAAAGATAAATATGGTGTAATTGAGAATGTTTCCGATAAAGAATTCTTTACTAATTCTATGCATGTACCTGTGTGGATAGAGATGTCTCCATTTGAAAAAATTGATATTGAATCTCAATTAACCTGTTATTCTTCTGCTGGATGTATTACTTATGTTGAATTGGATAGTGGAATTAAAAATAATCTTGAGGCATTAGAAATTTTAGTAAATTATGCTATGGATAAAGATATTCCTTATTTCGCAGTAAATGTTCCAAATGATACTTGTCTTAAATGCGGATATACTGATGAATTTAATGATGAATGTCCAGAATGCGGAAGTAAAGAAATTCAACAATTGCGTAGAGTTACTGGTTATTTAACTGGTAATTATAAAACTGCTTTTAACCTTGGTAAACAAGATGAGGTAGAGCGAAGGGTTAAACATGGATAATTGTTATGAGTATCAGAAAAGAAATACTTAAATTAGAAGATTTAATTGACGAATCTAAAGATAAATATTTTGAAAAAATTATAAATAAATCTTTAAAAGCTGTCAGAGAATATTCAAATAATTTTAATATTAAACTTTGGGATAAAGCATATAAAAAAATTGAAGATTTATTTTATGAATCATTAACTGAAACATATCTTATTACAAGTAAATATATAGAAAAATTATATGAAGAAGTAGAAGAATTTAATATCAAAAATATCTTTGATTTAACTTATAAAGAAGATGGAAAAACAATTCAAGATAGATTGTCTTTAATTTGGGAAGAGACAAGACAAGATATTTTAAAAGAAAAAACTTATAAAGAAATAAGAGATAATTTAGTTTATAAATTTGAAAGAATTTTAAATACAGAAACTAAAAATGTAGAAAATGCAGTAAAGAAAAATAAAAGACCTATTAATGCTACTTTATTAGTAATTGAAAGTGGATGTGATATGTGTGAAGGCGGAGAATATCCGCCAGATGAAGATGTTAATCTCCCACCATATCATCCCAGTTGTAGATGTATATTTTATTACGAAGTAGCTAATCCAGATGATGTTCATGATTTAGACTTAGAGGAGGAAGAATAATGCGATATGCAGGTTTAATTAAAAATGATTTTTCTGCGGCAACTGGTGTATCAGTTTCTTTCTATACTCAAGGATGTCCGCATCATTGTCTTGGCTGTCATAATCCCGAAACTTGGGATTATGACGGAGGACTAGAATTTACTACTGATGTAATTAATGAAATAATTGAAGCTCTTCAAGCTAATGGTATTAAGCGTTCTTTAAGTATTTTGGGTGGAGAACCTTTATGTCCTGAAAATACTTTTTTGACTTTATTGGTAATAAAAACTGTTAAAGAAAAATTACCAGATACAGAAATTTATTTATGGACAGGGTATACTTACGATGATTTACCTCATAATCCAAATATAAAAGAAATTTTAGAATTAATTACTTGTTTAATTGATGGACCTTATATTGAAGCTGAAAGAGACATTACACTTCCTATGAGAGGAAGCCGCAATCAACGTATTATTTATCTTGACAAAAATAAAAAAATATGATATAATTATTATATAAAATAAAAAAGGAGATAAATAATGAAGTGTAATTTAAAAAAAGAATCTAAAGATTATGGAAATATTTCTATGAATCTATATGATTTAAATAAATCTATTGTTTCATAGCTTCCAATAGCAGATAATATAGACCCTTATATTGAATTAATTAATGATAAAATGAAAAATTATTCAAATTTAATGCTTTTATGTAAAGAAATTTCTTATTATACTATTTTCTATCCAAAAGCAAACGAATCGGATTTTGAAAATAAAGGAAAAGCAGTTCTTACTTGCGCTTTAGATATTGGTAAGATTATTACTGTTGATTATATGGAAGCTTCTGATACAATTGAAATTTGGGTGCGGACAAATGAAGATGAAAATTTATGTATGTGCTTATTTGATTGTGAAGGTTTAATGGTTTCATATGGAGGATAAAATGAGTTATATTGTTAGTTCAGTTAATTTATTTAATACTGATTAGTATATATTTATTTATGATGATAATGGTAAGCGAGAAATAGCTTCAACAACTATTGATAATTTAGCAGAAGTAATTGTTAGTAGTTGTTATACATATGATATATACAATATTCACCTATATGGTAATGAAGGATATCTTGAAGGTTTTATTGAAGATATTCAAATGTATAATGTAAAAAATTATAATACTAAAAAAATTAATATTGAGGTAAATTAAAATGTCAAAATATCTTGTAAGTACAATTGAAGTATATAGAGTAGATAATGAAAATGAAGTAAAAGAAATTATTGATGAAGCTAAGAATGCTACTGAATTTTCATTAGCAAAATATTCTAGTGAATTTAAAGAAAGAAAATCTAAAGGTGCAGTTATTGATAGTTGGTATAAAGTTACTTTAAACAAACATTTCAATGATGAAAAAGACCCGATAAGTTTTGTTAATATTAATTATGAGGTAGAATAATGAAATTTGAAAAAGTAAGTAGATTTAATGATATTGATTTACCTTTACCAATTAGAAAAACAGAACAGAGCGCTGGATATGATTTTGTTGTAGCTGAAGATATTATAATTCCATCTTGTTCTGAAGAATTGAATTGGCTTGGTAGATATGAACTATTCCAATTACATTAGAATGTAATTGACTCAGAAGAAAAGAAGAAGGCTGAATATGAGCTTGCGCAAAAGATGAGTAAACCTTATACTCTTGAAGATGTTGCCGCTGTTACTAAAGCATCAAAAATTAAACCTTCTTTAGTTTCTACTGGAATGAAATGTGAATTACTTCCAAATACTTATCTTGAATTAAGCGTGCGGTCTTCTACTCCTTTAAAATATTGGCTTATTCTTGCTAATGGAGTTGGTATTATTGACGCTGATTATTATAATAATCCTGATAATGAAGGTGAAATTTTCTTTCAATTAATTAATTTATCTCCATTTGATATTCAATTAAAACGAGGAGATATTATTGGTCAAGGAATTATTAAACCTTATTATACCATTGAAGATGATGTAGCTATTGGCTTACGAACAGGCGGATTTGGTTCTACTTCTTTACAATCAATTAATTTAAATAACGAAATTAAAATTGATGAAAAATTACTTGATGTTTTTAATTCTCTTGGATTAAAAGCAGATGTTTTTGAATCAGTATGAGCAGAATCTTATCTTTAGATTAGTCTTCTAAAATAACTGGATATGCTATATTTGAAGATAATCAATTAATTGATTATGGACATTTTACTTGTAATCAATCCGATTTAGGAGATAGATTGCTTAATATTAGAAAAAATGTTCATCAATTAATTGATACTTATTCTATTAATAAAGTTATAATGGAAGATATACAACTTCAATCTAATGTAACAGGAAATGTTCAAACCTTTAAAACATTAGCAGAAGTATTTGGTGTTATTTATGAATTGATTGTAGAATTAGATATACCAGTTGAAGCTGTATTAGCTACAGTATGGAAAAGTAAAATCGGTATAAAAAGTAGAACTCGTCCAGAGTAGAAAAAAGAAGCTTAGTTATTAATAAAAACGCTTTATAATAAACAAGCTACAGAAGATGAAAGTGACGCAATATGTATTGGTCACTGGTATCTAAACTCTTAGGCAAAATCATTTGATTGGTCTGAATAAATAAAATCCCCTTACTTAAAATTGATATAGTGTGAGAAAAAATTTTAAGAAAGGGGATTTGTTATAATGTTAGCTTTTTTAACTGAACATTTCATTGAAATTATTTTTGGTTTAATTTCTGCTGGTGCTTTAGCTTTTTGTAAATATATGCATAGTCAAATGAAAAATTATAAAAAGCTTTTAGCAGACCAAGAGACTGACAAATTGAATGAAACAATTGACAGTAAAATTGAACCAATTCAATAGGAGCTTGAAGAATTAAGGTCTTATATCTATAATGTGGGTCAAGTAGAAAAGAATCACATGAATTTAATTATTTCTTCTTATCGTTTCCGTTTAGTTCAATTATGCAAAGGATTTATTAGACAAGGATTTATGACTCCCGACTAGTATGACCAATTAACTGAATTTTATAAATTATATACTTCTTTGGGCGGCAATGGTCAAGCTAAAAATTATTATGAAAGTGCGATGAAGTTAGAAGTACGAGATTGTAATATATAACAAAAAAAATGGGAGTATCTAAATTATTAGATACTCCCATTTTTTCTTTCTTCTTCTCTTTCATCTTTTAACCTCTTAAAGAGAAGATTTGCCATATGAATAATTTCCTATCCATATGTTGCTATAATATCAGCGAGAACTTCCTCTTGCTCATAAGTCAAATCTACGTTGTAGCTAAACATTGCGGCGTGAGTGAGTTCGTGGCATAAAACTTTTTTTAAATATTTATCACTTACATCATTACTTATATAAATTGTTTTTGTTACATCATCACAGCATCCTAGAGTATAAGCACCATCACTGCGTTTTAAAGCAGGGTGAAATGGAGAGGTTAAAAACACTCTCCATTGTTCACCATTAATGTTAATCATTTAATTGAGCCAATTTGTTTGCAAGAGCTGCTACTCGTTTACTTAAATACTGCTTTTCTTCAACAGTTGCACCTTCAACCATTTCAACTACATCTTGAGTTAACTCTTGCATATAAGTTTCTAATTCACGCATTTGAGTTGCTTTATCTGAATGCATTTCTTTTGATTCCATATACATGCGGCGCGACTGAGGACTACGTCCTTCACGCTGGTCGCGCATTAAATTATATTCTGTTTCACTATATTGTTTTGAACCAGTATTTCCAGAGGATGAATTACCTCCTCCGCTTCCAGAAGAATTACTCATGGAGGAGGAGTTGCCTCCTCCATTTCCAGATGAATATTGACGTTTTGTATCATTACCACCCATATAATTTGGGTTTTCATAATACATTTTTCCCATATCTCTATCCATATCTCTATTATACATTACTGGATAATATTTATGAGATTCTTTTTCTCCTTTATCCTGTTCCTTCATTGCTTTGTAAT